CCATTAAGAAAAATTAACTGTGTGTTATATGAAATCTGAAATAAAAGTGATAACTTTGCAGAGTGAAAAAAATAGAGAAGGAAAGCTTTTCTTTTATAAAGAAAGAGGTCGTCAGACTCATAGCACTACTACTAGATTTAGAATTAGAGAGATAAAAAATAAATATTATAATTTAGAATCACATGATACAGGTTGGTTATCCTTTATGAACAAAATTCCTTCTTATTTATTCGATTATTATAGTTATGATAAAAGATAATAAAAAACCTTATATTGCTTCTACAAGTAATGTGAATCATCCACTTCATTATTGCTCAGATCCCTCTGGAGTGGAATGTATAGATATTATTAAACACAGAGATTTTTGTATAGGTAATGCTATTAAATATCTATGGCGTGCTGGACTTAAAGGCAATAAAAAAGATACTCATATAGAAGATCTCGAAAAAGCCATATGGTATATTAATAAAGAAATAGAATTAATTAAGGGTGAAACTACTTGATTTTTATGCAGATTGGTGTTCTCCTTGTAAAATGCAAGGAGAATTATTACAGTCTTTTGATGTGGTAGAAGTTGAACCAGTAAATGTTGAAAATGAAGAGAATGAATCTTTATGTGAAGAGTACAAGGTTAAATCTCTACCAACTTTAGTATTAATTGATGATAACAATGAGGTGATAAAAGAATGGCACGGCCTCACTCATCCTGATGAAATACTAAAATATATATCAAAAGATTAAGATACTTTTTTATTGAACTAATGATTTTATGATGAAGAAATTTATTTTAATGGTAGTAGCTGCTCTAGCTACTATGCTCGGTACGAGCGCACAAACAGTAGAGCATTCTAAATTTACAGACAATTGGCAAATCGGCGTGAGAGGCGGTGTTACAGCTATTTTACATCCAGGTTGTAACAATTATAAAGATTTTGGGCATACCATTCAAGCAAGTACTAGTCTTGACTTGACTAAATACATCACTCCTGTATTTGGAGTAGGTGTTTCAAGTACAATCGGTTGGGAGAATGGTTCTCAGCCAGGTGATTTTCAAGGTAGAAATTGGCTCAATTATGTAAATGTTATGGCAAATGGTAAGGTTAATTTGAATAACTTGTTTGCTGGTTACAAAGGACAACCTCGTCCTGTAGAAGTTGTAGCAGTAGCAGGTATTGGTTGGAATCATGGCTTTATCTATGCCCAAGATGCTGAATATTATTACTTTGGTACTACTGCACATACTAATGACATTATTACCAAGTTAGGAGCAGAAGTAAATGTAAATCTTACTGATAGATTACAACTTAATGTTGCTCCTTATATTGCTTATAATTTTACAGGTGCTAATGGCTACTATCATGCTAACCAACCAGCATTTGATTCTCGCAATGCTTGGGTAGGCCTTGAAGCAGGTTTAACTTATAAGTTCAAGAATAGTAATGGAACACATAACTTTACACTATGTCCTTATAAGTATACACAAGCTGAAGTTGATCGTCTCAATGATCAAATTAATGATCTCCGTGCTCGTAAGCCAGAGGTTGTGACAAAAGTTGAGACTGTTGAGAAGATTGTCACTAAAACCGTAAATGAAAATAATCAATTCGTAGTATTCTTTGACAAAGCCTCAACTGAACTCACTGATAACGCTAAGGCAACTCTTAACGAGATTGCTGAAAATTCAGTTGTTCGTGTAATCGGTTCTGCGTCACCTGATGGTAATGCAAATTTCAATACAAATCTTGCAAATGAACGCGCCCAGGTTGTAAAGAATTATCTTGAGAATCGCGGTATTCGTGTTGAAGATGCACATGGTATTGGAACAGAACTTGGAGCTCGTGTTGCTATAGTAATTGTAAAGTAAATTAGATCGATTATATTAATTGGAGAGATATTATATATAAATAGTATCTCTCTTTTTTATGAAAAATATATTTTATGAAAAAACTTTTATCTCTTTTAATTTTTTGCCTAATCGGAATTTGTGCAAGGGCAACAGATGTTGTGTTTGATGCCTCAGTAACAACAAGCGGTAATGAAACTGCAAGCGAACAAACAATTTCATTAGATGGTGTAACATTACATCTTACAAATGGTATTTTAGGAACAAGCGGACAATATCGTATTTATAAAAGTCAAACACTTACCGTATCTTCTGAAACAACAATTACAAAAATTGTATTCACATGTACAGCAAATGGAACTGCAAAATATGGTCCTGGTTGTTTTGCCGCACAGGAAGGATATAGCTATTCTGGTAAAATCGGTACTTGGGAAGGTGAAGCAAATTCTGTTGCATTCTTAGCGGAAGCAAATCAAGTACGAGCTACTTCAATTGTTGTAACAATTGATGATGGTGTAACACCTCCGCCTGTTGTTATTCCTGAAATTTCAACAATTGAAGAATTCATTTCATTAGACGCAGGAAAGCAATTTATGTATACAGGGGATCTGACATGTGTACAAAATTATTTTGATGGCACACATAGATACTTATATCTTGCGGATAATACAGGTGGTATTGTTGTATATGATCCTGATGAAAATACTCCATTATATGAAACAACTGATGTTATCCCTGGTGGATGGACAGCAACAAAGACAATATATAGGGGTTTACCTGAAGCAACCGCTGCAACTGATTTTGCAGAAAAGATTGGTAACCAAAATATAACCCCCATTGAAATGACAATTGCAGAAGCAAAATCAAGTGAATTATTAGGTGCTTGGATTGTTGTTAAAAATGTTCTTATTAGAGAAAAAACAGTTCAGAGTAATAATGGCGAAAGAACGGTATATTATATAACAGGTGATGAAACTGATGAACTTGAACTTTTCTTTGGACATACTACACCATTTGATTTGCCTGAAGAATTAAATATGTCAAAGGATACAAATACTGATAGATATGATATGTATGGCATTTTAGGCATATATAATACTACACGACAAATAATGCCAACAGGTATAGGTCAAAATGGAGAAATTGTTACTTCTATTGAGGCTCTTGATAAAGATATAAAGAAAGTTACTTATTATAATATCCAAGGTATAGAAAGTTCTAAACCTTTTGACGGTGTAAACATTGTTACTATAGAATATGACAATGGCATAAAGAAAATTAATAAAATTATTAAGAGGTAAATAAATCAATTGTTTCACATTTAAATTATATCAAATGAAAAGATATATATATAACATTCAATACAACGCTGGTGATAAAGAATTAGACAAAGTATTTATTGATGCTTATAATAAGGAAAGTGCTTTAAAGAAACTTAAAGCACAATTTCCTGGAGTTTATAGTATTACATTCGTAAGAATTGAAAAAGAACTATGAGCAAACTAGGAGAATTAATGGTAGAAAAGTTTGAGCTTGAGAATCGTCTCGAAAATATTAATGAGGCGATTCGAGAGCTTGAATTAGAAAAATATAAATATTTAGAAGGTAAATGTTTTTATGTTGATGGTATCCGCACTAAGATCATCAAAGTTACTAATATTATATATCGTGGAGACGATGAAATATATATAACTTATATAGGCTTACAAATAGGACATAAGACAATTACTACCAAAACAGATAAAAATATACTTCTTGTTATAAAAGCTAATCTTATTAGCAATGAAGAATTTAACAGAAAGTATGATGAAATGAATCAATACATCAAAAATAATATCTTATGCGACTAATTGATCCAAGTGTGGAAATGCTAAAATGTGACTATAAAGATTTTGATGATGTCACAAGAATGATTGAAAAAGCAGGAAGAATATGCTATAAATCAGAACATAAAATAACAACTGATTCCCACATAGACTTTGTAGATATGCTTGTTAGAAGAGGGCACTATTCCCCATTAGAACATGGCACTATATATTTAAAAATAGAATTACCTTGGATTGCTAGAGAGGCTTCAAAAGACCCTGATTATAATAATAAGTATAAAATAATATCATTTTATAAACATAATGAATACTCTAGAATAGTAAAGAATATAAATTATATCAATGATGTACCTTATAGTTCTTTATATTAT